TTCACATCTAGTGCCTTATCAATAGCATCATAAGAGTTTGACATTTTGTTCCAAATAATGACGGGCAAATATTCGGAGTATTCGGGGTATTTTTAATTATTTAGATATCAGTACCTTGAACTGTACTATACTCTAGTCCATCAGAATCAAAGAATGACTTGCTTTCTGTAAATCCAAACTCGTCTCCCACCTCTATGAGTGCATTGTCTTGAGCATCAACTTGATTTATAGTAGCACCTGAGTAATGCTCTGCTAACTTGCTACCAAACTGTGCTCTTTGTACCAGTAGATTAGTGCCATTTATTTCTCTGATCCTCATGACTTCAGAGTCAATTTGGATATATGTATTAGTAGATAATGATGCAGCAGATGATACTGAGATGAGAGTTTGTTTTGTAGTCAACTCAGCAGTGATAGTTGTTGCAGTGTCACTATTATAATCTTTGACTGCTTGTGGCACCACAGTATATCTTTGTGCTCTTGGTGCTCTGATATTGGTAGAGTAATCGATTTGTACCTTCTTGATAATACCAGACTCGTCTGTTGGAACCTCTGTGTAGAAATATGTTTTCGCTACAAAATCCAGATCATATTGTATAAATCTTCTTGTAGAAAAATCACCCTCATACTCATCAACAAAAGATACGTTTGATAAAGTGAATGGTATATCTCTTTTCTCCTCTACACCCTCTAACATATTTACGGTGACATTATATGATGGTTGAAAGTGTGGTAATATTTGCTCTACTATTTGTAAGGCATCATCTTGTAATTTTGTTGCAAAACTAAGTCTAAATCCTATTTCATATGGTACAGGTAAAAATATTTTCTTATGTTTTGTTTTATCAGATCCTTTTCCTGTAAACTTTGTAATCGGTGATGATTTGCGACTTGGGTCGTAAGCATATGAGGTAATTTCAAATGATATTCTTGGTAAATTTATAGCAACGTTATCATCAAAATTTGTTTGCTGCTCAATTCTTGCAAGAAATCTTTGCATAGGACCATAAGCAACAGGCACTTTGATTTGACTGATTGCTTTACCATCAGCAGCAAATTTTTTTATTTTTATGTTGTTGAATAGTGTACCGAAAGCAATAACTGTCTTTCTTATCGTCTCATTGTAAAAATAGTTTCCGAACATTATACTTCACCAAATGGATTTTTCTCTGTGAAATCTAAGATGCTTGTAGTAGAGAGATCTTGTATCTCATCACCAGTTTCGTAAGCATCATCATCACTATAGTCGATACTATCTAGGGTGTATACAGCAGTGCCATATCCTACATTGACAATATTCTCACCTACTGCAAAGTCTCCAGATAGATTTCTAGCAAGCAATGTATTGGTTGTAGTATCCCATTTAGTTACAAATGCAGTTGTGAGTGATGATTCGCCAGTTATTATCTGACCGTATTCAAATATACCACTTCCTATTGTGGATGCAGCACCAACAGTGATTGTTGGGGCAACGGTATATCCATAACCTGCGTTTGTCACGGTGATTGCACTTACCTGATTAGTTGTGGTATTGATAGTCGCTGTAGCGATACCTGTAAATCCACCTGCAGGTGCAGTGCCGAATGTCACAGTCGGTGGAGTAAAGTATCCTTGACCAATAAAACCAAGTGTTACAGGACCTATAACACCATTAGTGCCAACTCCAGCTATCGCTGATGCTCCTGTGCCTTTACCATCCTCAGTTACAAATTGAACAGTTGGTACAAAGGTATAACCTGCACCAGGATTCGTGATCTGTATACTCTCGACTCTCAGTGACTTGAAGTTACGTGTTCCAGTGGTGGATGTGATTGCTACAGCAGTTGCAGTGATTCCTCCCACAGGTGGTTCAATAATTATTCTTGGAGCATTTGTATATCCAGTTCCACCATTTACAATATCAATCTTATGAATACCACCATCCACAAGACTTGCTGATGCTGTTGCTCTCGCACCTGCATCTCCTAGAATCATTGTTACATTGTAACCTTCATCATCGAAGTCATCATCTATCATATCAATACCAGTATCGAATGTCTCGTCTGTAAACTCGAATGGTTCACAAGTGAGTTCATATGTATAGGTATTTCTAAGCATGTAGAAATTTTCAATATCATTTACATACTTGATTTCAAATATTATATCTCTTAGTGGGAAATACATAAGATCTCCCTCAAACGGTCTCTTCTGGTCTTGTGCTCTACCTGTAGGACCTACTGCTGCACTGGGAAATTTCCATAGTAAAGGTGCAATAGAGTTCTCATATCTGTCTGATGATATGATAATCTTCATCTCTGCTGTTGATCTTACACCAAACTTTGTTAGTAAATTATATCCAGCATCAAATCCTTCGTATGATGATATGTAACCTTCTATTGGAAATGATCTGTCAAACTTAGAACTTGTGATCTCACGCATCACACTGGCATCTTTCACAAGAACACGAGGCATGTAGATAAACTCAATGCCATGCATTCTGATCTGCTCATTAGACAGTTCTTGTAAAAGAGTTTGCTCCCCCTTACTACCTTGTAAAAAGAACGGGTTTAGTGCCATTATCCAATGAAGTCAAGTGGTGGTAATTCGTACTCTGTGCTCATCTGACCTTCTAGTTCTTTTATCTCTGCAACACCGTCATCGTATATTGCTCTACCATTCAACTCAATGCCACCTGGTAATTTGACTCCTTGAAACTTAATAAGGTTTTGACCCCACTGTTTCTTCAACTTTGCTGTAAAGTATCTTTTGACCCACCTGTCGTTGTACACCTTCGTGTAAGATTCAGGATCTAATACTCTATAACATTCTATGATAAGATAATCATCTTCCTTCATACTACTATAGTCAGAGTCAATGTATAATCTATTTTGTCTTCTGTTGAATCTGATCTGTTTGTCAGGGTGTAATATAAAATCTATGTCTTCAAGATATCTCTTCGTCTGTGTATAACTCAACAATTCCATGGAACTGAAGTAGTATATCTCGTTCAAAAATAACTGATATGTTATGTTGAACATGTTTGATGCTATCGCACGACTGTCAACCTTCCATACTTTCTCTATACCTATAACTGCATCTGGTATTTGAATAAAGTTTTGTGTCTCATCAAAATTGAAAGTGGTAGCACCAATACCTGTAATATTTACACTTGAACTGGTGGTGGTTGTAATGCCAAGTGATGTCTCACGACCTTCTGCACTGGTTGCTTGTATAGTATCTGTAAAATCTTTAGAAATTTTATGTTTCAAATACATCTTTTCAACACCGTCATAGTGACGATCTTGATAAAGAGTTATAGTATCATTTAAGTTATCTTCGACTTGTTCATCAGAAACATTTATTTCGAGCACGGGAGCACCTAGTTGTCTCTTACCGTAGTCTATTAGATCTTGTCTGGAAGCTATTGCCATGTTCTTATTTATCGAGTGATTACAATATCAAAGTTGTCACCTGCAGTCAGACCTGAAACAGGATTGATAATCGTGACTGATGGGTTACCTAATGTATAATCTGTACCAACCTCCATAAAGATACCATTAAGATATACTTGTGTATTATCTGCTGTAGTGCTTGTATCTGTTGCAGTAAACTTAGTCTGTCCTTCATCTGCAGTGAAAACTTCTTCAGCGTTCGCATTCATAATAGTAAGTTCATCACCTGCACTTGCTGCAGTTGTCAACACAACAGGAGATCCAGCAGTGTAATCAGTTCCTCGTTTTAGTAAAACACCATTCAAATAGCAGTGAAATTTGTTTTGTGCAGCTTGTTCACCTGTGATTGTGAATGTGGTGTCACCTTGTGATGCTGTAAATTGTCTTTCATCAACTGTGTATCCATAACCTACTTTTGTAACAACTCTTGTTCCTACATCAAGACCCTGATTGAATACAATCTGTTGAGTGCCAGATAACTGGAAGTCGAATGATGCACCTGCACCTACTCTTCCTCTAACACCATTGAAGAAAACCTCGACAGGATATGTTTTAGTGCCATCATTATGTAAGTTGGGAAGTGTGAAAGTTGTTTGACCTGCTGTAGCAGTATAACCGTTCTGAGATATAGTTGTCGCTGTGCCTGATCCACTTTCTGCTGTAACAAACGAGAGCGTACCAGCTCCATCCGTAGCAAGCACCTGCCCATTACTGCCATCATCAGCAATTTCAGGAAAAGTATAACCACCAATAGTAGATAAACCAACTGTATTGATTTGGTTTATCTTTGCTACTTGTAAAGTTTTAGTTGATGGGTTGTAGTTATATGATGAGTCTACTCTTATAAATCTATTTCCAGTCGATCCAGATACAAATGTAGGGAATCTTGTAGCGTTTGTGGTATCAGCAGAAACACCAACAGATGCAGCAGCACCAGCTGAGATTGCTCCCACATTAATCCACTTAGTATCTGTTCCGTCAGATGATAATAATTGTCCATTAGAACCAAAACCACCATCACCATCGAGCACCTGTGCTCCAAACTTTACGTTGCCACTAAAAGTTGTGACACCCGAAACACTTACATTATCTAAGTTAGTATGTCCGTCTACGTCTAGTGCACCATTCAGATCACTATTACCATCTACTTGTAGAGTTTGTATCAGTACGTTCTCTGTAGATACACCAACTTCTCTTACTGTTGTTCCGACTCCAACACCTGCTTGACCTGCTGCTATGAAGACTTTACCGTCTGCAGTGTTGATTGCAAATTCCCCTAAGTCCAGTGTAGAGGGGTAATGTGGGACTTTGCCAGCGACACTAGATCGCTTTATCTTAATCTTTGGATTTGCCATTCTGGTATTTACCTATACAAACTGTATATACAGTCCAGATTATTTATGTTATAATTAGTGTTAGGGATTATATCATGAATAACAAAACACTTGTCGTGCTCACGGGACCGCAAGGTTCGGGCAACCACCTCTGGTCTAAAATTCTATCGCTACACCAAGATGTATTTGGTTGGAAGAGTCTGCTGAACAATTATTGGGAGGCACACCGTTTTAGCGAACCCTTTGCAGAGTATTGGAAAGATCCAACCCTACTGCATAAATTCGACTGGTCGCAGAGTCAATATTTCTTTACCTCTATCAGTATCCCACTTGGCAT